GACTGGTTTTATATTGACCATAAAACATTAGATAAATGGTGTAAAGAAGTGTATGAAAAAAGTTTTTCCCAAGTATTCACGCAAAAAAGAGGGATAGGCAGAGTATCTTTACGTAGAAATCAATGGAAATTATCTGAGAATAATGTTGCAATGGCAATCTTCTTAGGCAAGAACTTTCTCGGACAAAAGGATAAACAAGAAATTGACCTGTCCGAACGGAAGCAAATAAAAGAAATAGAGATGATATGAAGTTTAAGGGACTTTTACCTGCACAGAAATCCTTTGCACTATGCGAAGACAAATTTTTTGCAATAGTAGGTGGATTCCGATCCGGCAAGACAAGGGCAATAGTGCCTCGTTATTGTAACCTTTCGGCGATAAGAGACGGTAAGGTCAAGTTGCTAATAATATCCCCCACATATCGCTTAATGATGGACTCAGTGGTTCCTATCTTCCAAAGATTCTTTGAACACAATGGAGTTGATTACAAGTTTGAAAAGACCGATATGAGAATAACTGTTCTGGATATGTTTCAAGGCGAGATAATATTTAGATCCGGAGACACGCCGGAGAGGATAATTGCTTTTGAATGTACAGATGTTGTTATAGATGAGTTTGATGTTATACCGCGATACAGACAGGATGAGTTATGGCAAAAAGCATTATCAAGAATGAGTGGCGCTGATAATAGCACGATGGGAATAACAACTACACCGGAAGGATTCAAGAAAACATACGAATTGTTTGAAGAACAGAAGATTGGATCATTATTCCGGGCAGACACCAGAGATAATTATTACCTACCTAAAGATTATATTCAAACCCTACTTGATCAATATGACCCGAAATTGCAAGAGCAGTATATAAAGGGCTATTTCGTCAATGTAAATCAGATGCAGGCGTATTATGCTTTCGACAGAGAGAAGCACGTAATTGAATATAAACCACAGACAAATCAGGTATTAGTTGGGATTGATTTCAATGTGGATCCACTCTGTGCTGTAATAGGTGAGAAGATAAAAGATGAATTGATTATATTTGATGAATTGTATTTAAAGAATTCGAATACTTTCAGGTTAGTAGAGATATTAAGCGAGAGATACGATAATATTACAGCATTTCCAGATATGACGGGCAGGGCACGCAAGACAAGTGCCGCAATGAGTGATATTCAGATACTTCAAAAGGCAAATATAAGGATAAATGGGATAAACAATCCGAGAGTAAAGGACAGAGTACAGGCAGTTAATAATTTCTTGAGTAAAGGTCGATTAAAGATAGACAAGAAATGTGTGCATTTAATCAAAGACCTTGAGCGGGTCTCTCTTGACAAGTATGGGGAATTAGACAAGAGCGATCAAAACCTCACTCATATTAGCGATGCTTGTGGTTATATGGTATACAGACTGTTTCCGATTAAAAGTAAACCAAGTTGGAATATTAGAGGATATTGATGGATGTAGCAATTTTCAAGCAAGAGGCGAAGTGGAAAGCCGACACAGCACGAAGAAATGAGGTCAGTCAGTGGATAGACTTTTATAATAATAAGCAAGAACATTATTTGAAGGGAAACTTAAACGAAAACTATCCGAAGTCGGCAACTGATATGTATAAATATATAATGACATATCCACTAACGCAGAGGATCATTGACGATATTAGTATGCTATTCAAGAATGGAATTGAAGTTACCCTAGAGAAAGAAAAACTAAACGAGATACTTCAAGACATACTTCACAGCGTAATGTTTCAACCGGTGATGGATACGGTAAATTCCTTAGTGAATTTGTGTCATAAAGTTGGAGTGATACCACAGTGGAGGGATGGGCTTGAACTAGATATACTTACACCAGACAAATGTTTTGTAATTCAAGATGAGGACAATCCGACAAAGATTAGCGAGCTGTATTATCAAATTGGGATTATAGTTGACACACCGTCTGTTTCTGAGCGTGTAGACGAATATGTGAGGTGGACACCTGAATCGCAAAGCATTGTAGAAGTTCAAGACGGGAAAATGGCGAATGAGCGGGATATAATACAAAATAGATTTGGTAAAATACCTGTTACGTTTTTCGTGAATGATCTAAATGTGGACACTTTCTGGCATGAGAAGGGACAGCCGGTTGTTGAGGCCAACAAGGTGGTTAATCAAGAATTGACGAACTACCGTTTGATGCTTGCGTATCAGTCATTTAGTACACTAGTTGCAGTTGGGCTTGACGAAGAGGCAAAGATACCGTTCGGCCCACAGTTCTCTTTAAAGTTACCCTTCGACCCGACTGATCAAAAGACGCCAGATGCGAAATATATTACTCCCTCGCCAGCATTAGACAAGGTGTGGGGTGTGATCAATGATATCATATTACATACAGCACAGAGCGTTGGTTTAAGTGCTGAGAGTTTCCAGAGAAAGGCATCGAGTTTTAGTTCCGGGTATCAATTGAAATTATCTAAACAGGATATAATCAATAAAACGGTTCAGGATCGACAATATTATCGACCTGCGATAATAGACTTGGTTCAGAATATTATGAGGTTATACACTTGGGAAGGGGACAAAACATTCCCTGAAAATCAAGACATTTACGTTGATTTTGGTGAGATTGAATTTGAGACATCACCAAAGGAGCGTGAGGAATTAAGGGCGATGCAATTAAGTAATGGCACTGCGAGCGTGATTGACTTCATAATGGAAGATAATCCAGATTTAACACGAGAGCAAGCAGTTGAACGATACAAGGAAATCGAAGCCGACAAAGGCAAATATGTAATAGGTGGATTAGCCGAAAGCATGGGAGTTGAATGAAAACAATAGACGAAATGCTGGAAGAAATAAGCTGGAATCAGTCATGTTCTGGTGATGTTCTTTTAGACGATTGGATAGTCAAATTATATGATGTACCACCAGAAATGTCTTATATATTAAAAGGGATGGGTATGGAATGAAAACATTTGCTAAGCAATTCGAAAAAGTATTACAGGCAGCAAACGACCAGATAATTGCTTTGGCTGGAAGGGCAAATGATATTGACCTTGCAATATCTCTGCGTCAAGAGACAATGCGAATTCTCGAAGAGGCAGGATATGACGATGTGGTGGCAAAGTTTTTAGACGAGGAAAGTAATATAATTAAAGCCGAAATTGCTAAATATAAGAGTTCAGAAATCCCGATGAAGTTTGCTAAATCAGATGTGATGCAGGTTGAAGCGTTGCAGTCAAAGGAATTACTCGATCTGATGAACTTAAAAGAAGGCATGGCAATGAAGATTCAAGAGATCACCGCACAGGGCATAATGACACAGATGAGCAAGGTTGAACTTGCGAAACAGATCGGGAAAATCAAAGATGTTCAAATCAGATATGTAAATACCTACGTTGAAACTGCAAGAAATCAATATATTCAAAAACTCCATGATATAAGTGCAGAGAGATACCGAAATTCTACAGGTAATGGTGTTTACTGGGAATATGTTGGAGCACCAAAAGATGACCTTACAAGACCTGAATGTGAATTAGCATTAGAGCACAGATATTTTACAGATGCCGAAAAGAACGACTTCCAGAATGGAGCGATGTTTGATGCGAAAGTGCCGAGATGGAATTGCAGACATAGTTTTGTAGAAATAACAGAGGAGACATATAATGCATCAAGATAAACTCAAAGTGGGGTACACAAAGAAGTTTGCTGAAAACTTCGCAAAGATACAAGAGGCAGGTGTAATGAATATCTACATAGTTGCGAAATATCCCACATTTATATTACCTTATGCAGATAGGTGGCAAAAGAAAGGTCATGCTGTGGTGGTGGATCAGAGGTTTAATCCGTTTATCGCACAGAAAGCGGATCTGCTATTTGCCGAGTGGCTGGATGAGAATGCGATTGCAATTCAAAACTTCCCGGCAAAGAAGGGCGTAAAGAAGATAGTACGTTGCCATAGATACGAAGCATACACGGACATCTATAAATATCTGAAATTCGATTTATGGGATGAGATGATATTTGTGGCAAGACACCCCGCAGAGTATTTGAAAAAGGTCACAAAAGTTCCATTCAAATACAAGGTAATCCGTCAAGGTGTCGAAATAGACAAATATGAGTATAATCCATCAGATTCCAAAAAGATTGCCTTCATGGGCTTGTATTCTCGCAAGAAAGGGCTTGGTGAATTAGAGATATTAGCAAATACATTTAGGGATTACGAATTCCATTTGGCTGGCGGTTGGTTAGAAGTTGATTTACAGGAGAAGTTGGAGAAGAACAGGAACTTACATTTTCATGGATGGATCGATCCAAAAGATAAAAACGACTTTTTCAAGGACATGAAATATATTGTTTCTCCTGCGGTTAGTGAAAGCGGACATATTGCTTTAATGGAAGGTATGCTTTGCGGTTGTAAACCTTTAATCCGGGATTGGGTTGGTTCGGATGCAATATATCGTAAAGAGTGGACTTGGGATAGTATGCAGACATTCAAGAAGTTACTGGAAGGTGAATACGAACCGGAAAAATATAGAGAGTTTATAGAATCCAATTATGATTTTGAACGCTCTTATAAGGAGATGACTGACCTATTATGATTGACTATAACGAATTGCCATTAGTTTCAGTTCTTGTAATACATTCAAGAAATGAATGGTGGCAAGAATGCGTACAGAGTATAGATAGGTCATTTTATCCGAATAAGGAATTGATTATCATTGAAAATATGGATCGAAAAAAGACAATCGGGAAATGCTGGAATGAGGCAATCGGGAAAGCAAAGGGTGAGATGTGTCT